AGCTACGTTCTCACGTATGCCAAAGGCTGATGTATCACGTAGGTTTAAGGATAATGATCCTGTGGGCCGTGTAGCCTCTATGTTGCTTGAGAGAGCGTTAGACTTTGAGATCACTCACTCTAATGACTTTGAAGAAACACTAACAGCTTGCGTCTATGATCGCTTCTTGGGTGGCCGTGGTTCAAGCTGGATTCGTTATGAGCCTGTCATTGAAACGATGGAGTCAGAATCTGAAGAATCTATCTCTGAGGATGATATTGACGATAGCGACAATGAATACCTAGACATTGAAACTACTCCTGTGGACTATGTTCATTGGAAAGACTTTGGCCATGAGGTAGCACGTTCATGGGATGAAGTGACAATGGTATGGCGTAAAGTCTACATGACTCGCTCTATGTTACGTGATCGCTTCCCTGATTGGGCTGACAAGATACCATTAGACTCTAGCCCTGATGACCAAAAGATGAAACAGACTGAGGGCGTTGGTAAACGTGCCTTGATTGTAGAGCTATGGAATAAAGAAACCAAAAAGGTTTGCTGGTTATCTATCTCACTAGGCAAGGTAATTGATGAGCGTGATGACCCATTAGGCATTGAAGGCTTTTGGCCATGTCCTAAACCATTGTTCGCTACAATGACCAATGAAACGCTTGTGCCAGTTCCTGACTTTACCCTATACCAAGACCAAGCAGGTGAGTTAGATGTACTTACAGACCGCATACAAGGCCTCATAAACGCATTAAAAGTGCGTGGGGTATATGATGCCTCAACTCCTGAATTAGCTCGCCTATTTACAGAGGGTGACAACAATACACTTATCCCTGTTAAGAACTATTCCTCATTCTCTGAGAAGGGTGGCATGAACGGTGCGGTTAGTTTAGTAGACATTCGCCCTATTGCTGAGGCTTTAGGTCAAGCTTACCAAGCGATGGGTCAAGTTAAGCAACAAATCTACGACATCACAGGTATTTCTGACATTATCCGTGGTGCTTCTGTAGCCTCTGAAACGGCTACTGCACAACAGATCAAGGGTCAATACGCTACATTACGTCTAAAGACATTCCAAGATGACGTAGCTAAGTTTGCTTCAGCCATTCTAAAGATTAAAGCACAGATTATCTGCCAACACTTCCAACCTGAAACGATTGTTAAGATTGGTGGCGCTGCACAGATGAGTCCTACTGACCAACAGATGATCCCACAAGCGATTGAGTTACTTAAAAACAATCCTATGCGTACATTCCGTGTAGAAGTATTGGCTGACTCTATGCTATTGGCTGATGAACAACAAGAGAAGGCTGACCGTGTAGAGTTCTTACAAGCTACAGGTGCATTTATTGAGAAAGCAGTACAAGGCGCACAGGCTGCACCACAATTAACCCCGCTATTGATGGACTTATTAAAGTTTGGGGTAACAGGCTTCCGTGTAGGTCGTTCACTTGAGGGTGAGTTTGACTCCCTTGCTGACCAACAAAAAGAAGATGCTAAACAAAAACAAGCTAACCCACAACCACCAGCACCTAATCCTGACGTAATTAAGGCACAGGCTGAAGCTCAGAAGTCACAAACTGAAGCTCAGATGGCTCAAGCTAAGATGCAACAAGAAGCCCAGCTAGAGCAGGTTAAATTGCAATTGGCTCAACAAGAGGCTGCTACCAAATCACAAATGGAAGCACAACGCCTTGAGTTTGAGAAGTGGAAGACACAGCTTGATAACGATACGAAGGTCTTGATCGCTGAGTTAAGCTCTAAGACTGACCTACACCTCAAGTCGATTGATGTAAACGCTGCTAAAGAGCAGGAAACGCTTACTCAAATGTCACCTGAAGGCATTGAAGAGCCAACATCAGCTTTGTCTGAGTTAATTGCATCTATTAACAACAATATGGCGATGATGGTTCAAACGCAACAACAACACAATCAAGACCTAGTGTTACAACAACAAGCAGCACATGACAATTTAGTGGGTCAATTGACTAAACCTAAACAAGTGGTACGTGGTGCAGATGGCAAGATTATAGGTGTGCAATGAGTTCCGATGCGTTAAAGGGATTAGTACATTCCATTAATGAAAGCATGAGGGCTATGATGGAAGCACAGCATCAAGGCCATAAAGACTTAATGGAGCATCAAGCGATGGCTCACCTAAACCTAATTGAACGTCTTACACAGCCTAAGCAAGTGGTTCGTGATGATAACGGCAAGATAATCGGAGTTAAATAATGGCATTAGTCTTAAAAGATAGGGTATTAGAAAGCTCTACGTCTACAGGCACAGGTTCGTTTACGCTAACAGGCGCACAGACAGGATATCAATCATTCTCAGCTATTGGTAACGGCAATACGACTTACTATACGATTCAAGGTAAGAACGCTGACGGTACGCTAACAGGTGAATGGGAAGTAGGTACAGGTACTTATACGACAGGTTCATTATCTCGTGATACTGTACTAGAATCTTCTAATGCTAACTCATTGGTCGTGTTCTCTGCTGGTGCTAAAGATGTATTCTGTGACTATCCTGCATCTAAATCTGTTAATCAAAATGCTGACAACAAAGTAATTATTCCATATACACCTGGCGTAACTAATGTTGGCTCGTTAAATGTTGGCGATGCTACAGCTCATACTGATTCGGGCGTTATTGCTGCGTTTACAGCTAGTGAACCATTATATCTTTACACAAGCTTACAAAACACAAGTTCTGCCAATACAAGCTATGCAAGCTATGCCGTTAATGATGGTGGTCATACATCTTACGGTGAATTGGGTATAAATAACTCAAACTATAGTTATACAGCAGCAGGTTATCCTAACAATACATTTTCTGCCCCTTTAGCAACATTTTTTGAATCTTATGGTGGCCCATTAGCAATAGGTACATGGGATAGTCAAAAGATTAGTTTTATTGTTAATGGATCTACAAATACAGCAGATGCAATGACTATTAGCGCTGCTGGAACAATAACCATTCCAAGTCTTACAGCATCACAAGCAGTATTTACAGATGCAAGCAAAAACCTAGTAAGCAAAGCAGTTACAGGCACAGGTAGTGTTGTATTATCTGACAGCCCTACATTTACTACTGCAATCACATCTACTGGCGCATTACAATTAACTGGTGATTCTACAACTAATCAAAATATTGCTACAACACAAACCACAGGCACTTTATCAATAGGTGGCCCTAGTGCCACAGGCACTATTAAATTAGGTCAGTCTACAAACACACAAGAAGTAGACATTTCTAATGGTGTAACAGCATCTACCAAAACCAATACAATTAAGTTAGGAACTGCTGGCGCTGTTGGTTCTACAACGACTACAACCATTGGCTCTACTCTTGGTACATCTACTACTGTGATGAATGGTAACGTAGGAATTGGTACAAGTAGTCCTACACGTAAAGTATCAGTATATGGTACAACAAACGCTTATCAAGATTTTACTGCAAGTTCTTATCATAGATATACCATAGGTTCTGAAGGACAAGGATTTGTTTTTTACGATGACACTGTTGGTGCATATAGAATGATTCTTGATTTAAATGGTAATCTAGGTCTTAGTGTAACTCCTAGTGCTTGGCGTACAGCAGGAGCTACAAAAGCAATAGATATATCAACATTTGCAGCTTTAGAAGGCGATACTGGCGGTGCTGGATTATGGGGTGGATTATATTTAAACTCATCTAGTCAATTTATATATAAAACATCATCATCTGGTGGTGTTTATAATATTGCTAATACTGGTCAACATCAATGGTACACAGTAGCTTCTGGAACTGCTGGTGCAGTTGCAACTGTAACCCAAGCTATGACATTATTTGCTAGTGGTGGTTTAAGTTTAGGTAACACTACAGACTCAGGTGCTGGTAGTTTAAATGTAAGCGGTAATTTACAACTTATTGGTTCAACTACAGCAACTCAAAATATTGGAACATCACAAACATCAGGCACATTAAATATTGGTGGTGCAGGAACAATAAATGTTGGCGCAACATCTGCTTCGGGAATAATTACAATAGGCAGAAGTAGCAGTAGTCAATCAACTCGTATTGCTGATGGTTCGGGCGTTCAAACTGTTAATATTAATCGGCTTGGTAGTTCTGGAAGTGTAGTTAGTATTGGTTCTTCCGATAATGGCATTTGTAATATTCAAAATGGTGCTGGTAGTAATCAAGAAGTAAACATTGCTTCTTATGATGATTTAAATAGCCCCCCTATTTCGGGAAGAACAGTTTATATTGGTGGTGGTCAAGCTAATACTAAAGATATTTATATTGGTACAGATAGTTATAATGTTAATGGAAATCAATATTGTAATGTAACTATTGGTTCTTTTCTTCCTAATAGTCAAAGCTCAGTAATTTTAAATGGTGACTTTATAGGTTGCCTTGGCACATATTTTAAACCACCATCATTATCAAGCGCACCTGCTGTGTATGAAGGCGCAATGTATTATGACACTACATTACACAAACTACGCATTTGTGACAATGTGGGTTGGAAAACAATAACAGCAATTTAAGGAAAAATCATGGCTTTATTAAAAGCAGTTAAAACTAATTTTGGTGTAGATGCTAATTACTGGAATATTTTTAGCGTACAAGAAGATTTTAAAAATAAGATAAATGAAGTAGTCATTGTTGGTTACGCTTCTAAAGAGGTAAGGGATGCTAATCTTGATCCAGTATCATGGAATAACTTAACATTGAATGGCGATAAGTACATTCAAGACGCTACCCGTGCAGAAGTTTACAAGGCATTAAAGGCTAAAGACTTCTCTGACGCTACGGACGCATAATGTTTGGGTTTAGTCCGTTAGCCTCAACGGCCTTTAATTCTCTACGCAAAGTAGTAACAAGCGTAACTCCATATACATGGGGTCAGACAGGCGGTGTAGGCAAGAAGAAGAAAGAGCATATTGCTCAATCCAAACGCTCTGAGATCAAAAAGTATCTAGCGACAATCTTTGCTGAACCTGTCGTGGAAGAAGAAATGCTAGAGGCTTTACAGCCTTATGCTAAAGAAGAAGTAACACCAAATGCAATTGACTATGACTTATTGCTCAATAGCGTTGAAATGGTACAAAACATTATTGCTAGAGCGCAGGCAATACAACAAGAACATGAGGACGAAGAACTCCTCTTAATGCTTATATAGGATAAATTATGTCATTTGATTGGTACTCACAAGGCACTCAAGGCCAAGACAACAATGGTGGCTTTGGTACTGCCAATATGTTTAACGCACCTAAGCCTGAACAGCAAGGTAACTTTGGTGGTATGGGCGATAAGATCGCTAAACTTATCCAAGCATTACGTGGCCCTTCACAAACGCCAGGGCAAAATCCTATGTCTGCTGACAATCCTATGCAACCTAACTCAAATCAGTTACCACAGTACACGCCTATGCAAGGCAGTCCTGTTAGCCCTAATATGGGTCAAGTAAACAAACAACAACCAATGATGAGTCCTAACGGTCAACCTATGCCTAATTGGAGCAATATGTATGGCAGCAATCAATGATATAACAGGCGATAGTATTCAGACTCGCACGACTTCTAAAGAGTTTGAAGAAGGCCACGAAAGAATATTTGGTAAGAAAGAGAAGTCAAGCGTTAAAAGATGGATTCAAGACCCTGAAACATTTAAGCTAGTTCCTGCTGACGAATACTACGCTCCTAGTGAGAACAAAGGGCCATATATTCGTGATGACATTAAGCCGTATCAGTCAATGATTGACGGCAGAATGATAGAAGGCCGTAAAGCACATAGAGAGCATTTAAAGAGTAACAATTGCATTGAGGCTGCTGATATGCCTTTGAAGAATCCCGAAAGACCGAAGGATAACAGCTTGAAAGAGCGATTGATTTACGAAGTAATGCACAACCCCCAAAACAGAAACAAATTTAGATAGGAGTATTAAATGACAACAACAGTAAACTTAAACGGTTCTGGCGTTCCAGGATTAACATCCGATGCCATTACAGGTTTCGTAACAACAGCACAAGCGGCTACAGGTGCTTCACAAAACACATTAACCTTGCCAACAGACATTGTAGTGTATTCAACTTCTACAGCATCTAACGGCCCAACATTGCCTTCTACAGCGCAATCAGGCGATAGCTACTTTATTGCTAACAACACAGCTAACTCAATCAACGTATGGCCTTCTACAGGTGGTGCAATTGGTTCAGGTTCAGCTAACGCTGCTTTAGCAGTTGCAGCAGGTAAGACAGCAAAATTCGTATCAATCGGTGGCGCGAACTGGATTGCTATCGTTTCAGCTTAATTAACATAAAGGAAGTCAAATGGAAAACCTCCAAACTACTTTGGAAGAACCAATTAGCCTTCGAGATACAATCGAAAACGCTATTGAAGTAACCGATACACCAGAAGCAGAAAGTCAAGCCACAGAAAGCACCCTAGAAGCTCCTAAAACAAGCAGATCTAGGGATGAGTCAGGAAAGTTTGCCAAAAGCTCTTCAAAGGCTCAGGAAAGCGTTACAGAGGCATTTGAAGAAGAAACAGCACCAGAAATGCAAGTTAAACCTCGTCCTAGCTCTTGGAAGAAGGATTATGAGGAACATTGGGGTAAATTAGACCCAACTTTGCAGGATTACATCCAGCAACGTGAAGCGGATTATGCTAAAGGCGTATCTACTTACAAAAACCAATGGGATTCTGCTCAACCTTTAATCCAAGCAATTGAACCTTTTGCCCCTATCTTACAACAACATAATATTGATCCAGCACAATGGATCAGTAACTTGGGTAGAGCGCACTCTGTATTAGCTTTAGGTAGTCCTGAACAAAAGCAACAAATGTTTGCTCAGTTGGCTAACGACTATGGTGTAAGTTTAAATGAAGTGGGTGGCGGTTATGCTGACCCTCAGTTCTCTTTAATAGCACAAGAATTAAACCAAATTAAGAACCAATGGAATCAGTTTCAGACACAACAAGAACGGACTGAACAGGCTTCATTACAAAGTGAAATATCAAGCTTCTCGCAAGACAAGCCGTATTTCGATGAGGTTAGAGAAACGATGGCTGGATTACTCCAAGCTGGAATGGCTAATGACCTCCAATCTGCTTATGACAAAGCTATACGATTGAATGACAATATCTCTCAGAAAGTACAGGCCGAACAGGCTCACAAATCTGAAGCAGATCGTCAAGCAAAAATAGCCAATGCTAAAGCTAAGGCTCTATCCCCGAAATCG